ATTGATTGTGTTGACATTTAATGTGCTCATTGTTAATTAGGCTTTGGGTTGTCTGTTTTTACCTTTTCACAGGCTGCGTAATATGCTGTAAGTTTACTGGAATCTCCCTTGCTATTCCAATACATAGCATCTGCAAAATCTGCTAGAGAGGGATAAGCAGACTGCCTTCTTGTTTTGTAACCATTTGCAGTTTGATAGGCAGCAGCAGCAGCTTCCTCAGTGTCTCTTGCAGTTTCTTCCTCTGCTGTGTAGGCAACTCTTTGTCCGTTTATTAAGTGAAATCTAGCCATTATCTCCTTATACCATAAAGACAGTATGAATATTCAGAAACATTACCTGAGTTATGAAACAATGTAAAACCATCAGAAACACTATCCTCATTATAAACAAACTCAGCATTAAAGCCTTCAAGACCTGTTGAACTTTCATACTTACAACCCTGTGTAAATCCAAAATTATTATGAAAGCCGTCACCTGAGACTCTAGGAGTTATTAAAATATCAAATCTCATTCCCTCTCTTGTGCTATTACCCGCATTATTAGCTACAAGTGCCTTATCTTCTCCACTTGATGACAAAGTAAAAGCATTTCCAGCCGCGTTTGTACCATACATTTTCCATTGATAACTTGATGAAGTTAAACTTGAACCGCTTGCTCTTAATCGACAATACAATACAACTTCGTCTGTAGCGGGCAAAACAGAACCTATAATTCTAAATGATTTATAACTTGTAACGTCTAAACTATCAAAAGTAAGATCACTTACATCTACTGTGCTATTGGCACTTTGTAATTTTACATAATCAACATCAATAGTTCTTGCAATTGTCCCATCTGCATCGCTAGGTAACAATAATGTCCGATCAGAAGCGGGGTTTGAGCTAGGTGCTGAAATGATTACACCGTTTCCAGTAGCGTGTTTTAGTTTAATTTGACTCATAATTAACTATAAGGAGAAGCACCAAGAATAGATGTGTTCCATTGTGCTTTTAACTTAGCTTCTGTATCAGCGGACGCTATAGCAGAATCAGAAGGAGCGTCTCTTAATGCTTGCTTCTTACTAACTATATCAGTAGTACTAGCACCTGTCTCTAAAGCTCTTTGAAACTCAATATCTAATTCTGCAAGTTTAGATATTCTTGCTTTTCTTATGTTTTCTTTATGTATTTCTTTTGCTTTTGTCATGTCAACCTCAATAGCACTTCCATCAAATTTCCACGCCCATCTGAAACTTCTATCAGTTGGAACGGCAGATTTATTTAGTATGTAAGATGTTTTACCACTAGGAATATCTTTTGCCTGTATTTGCTTTACTGTCAAACCACAATTATCTGCTGGATATACAAGAACAAGATTGCCGTTGTCGGCTGTATATAAAATAACTGAATCAGAATTTGCCATTATTGTGCTCCAAAAAATGCCATACCATTCTCGTCTGTATCTTCATGATCTCCACCACCACTTGTAGAAAAAATATTTACTCGACAAGAAGTTGTGGTTTGTGCTCCATCTACTATACCCATTCCCCTATGGATTGCTGGACTACCACTAACGCAAGCCGTAGCAACATAGTTAGCATTAGCAAATGCTGTTGAAAAAGTTATAATATACTCTGCCGTGTCAGGATTTGAAATACTTGTTATTCCGAAACTATTTAAAATTGCACCTGTTGTATTTCCATTAAATTTTATCCAAGCTTTAGCAGCACCGCTTAATACGACTTTTGGATCTGTTACTGCATCAGCAGCAATCATATCGGTGTCTACTATTCCATCAGGCAATCCGCCTACTGAAATTCCTGTTACTGTTCCATTTCCGTTTATAGCTACAGCCATTATTTACTTACAACCCTCCATGTTTTTATTTAAGTTTATTATATACATTTTTATACTATAGTCCATGATTCTCCAGCACCAATAGTTACAACTACACCACTATCTATGGTTATGGGGCCAAAACTTCCAGCGTTTTTATTATTGGTAATTGTATAATCGCCTGTCACTATCTGGTCATTTTCCCAGAAAATTTCATCACCATTACCGCTTGCACCACCAGCAGCCCCCCATGATAGAGTCCCAGAGCCATTAGATATGAGTGCATATCCATTTACAGGTGAATCTGTTGCTGGCAAAGTTAGCAAAACATTGCTTCCTATTGTTGCTGGTGCTTGAAATCCTATGTAATGAGAACTGTCAGAATCAGCAAACCTTAAATCTGTCTGTGCTTGCAAAGTCAAACCATTTTGATCGAAAAATGCTTTTTCTGTTCCGCTAAATGTGAGGCCAATTTGATTGCTGCCTTTTCTAAATAAACCTGTAGTGCTGTCGCCAAAGTGAACAGATGGTGCTGAAGCTGAAGCGTTTGACAATCCAAGAACACCAGTTAAAGTGCCACCAGTCAAAGGCAAAAGCCCTAAATTTGTTTGACTTACATTTCCAAGTGTTATAAATGCTGAGTTAGCAGCGTTTCTTATTTTTAGTAAATTAGTATCTGAATCAATGTGAGGCTGAAAGGCTGCGAGGTTTGCTGTACCAGATGGATCTCCTGACGCACTATTTAAAGTTCTTAAAGATTCAAGAACATCTTTTATAGCTGCTCTAACTTGAGCACCAGTACCGTTGTCAGGACTAAAATTACTTGCTGTTTCTTTATTTGTTGAATTGACTCTTGCCATTTAATTAGCCTCCACGCCCATATCCTACCGCTGAATAGCTGAAATTTCTATCAACTGCGGCGTTTGATGAATTTTTAAATGTTATTCGGAAGCCACTCCCAGTGATGTTGGTAATTTCAAAAAAGTCCCCACTAGCCATGTTCTGTGCTGTAATACCGATACTAGGTGGATAGGCTGATGTGCTTCCTCCGATTGCTGAAGTTCCTGTAAAGAATGGGGCTGCAAATGTAACATCTTTTGCCCCTGCCCCTGATGCAATCAATGTTGTGCTTTGCTCCGTTCTTGCCTGTAAAAAGGCATCAACACCAAGCTCAGAAATTAATATATTTTCGTTGCTATCTGTTGTCTCAAGCTCTGCCTTGAAATCAAACGCCCTAGCTCTAAATGTTCCACTTTGAAATTTATTATATGAGCCATAAGTAGGAGAACCAGAGGGATCATCTGTAGTTGTTCTAACAAGTAAAGCTGCATTTGTTTTCTCAGCAGCTGCTCCGTCAAATGAAACCAAAGCATCTACATCTGGAATTGCATCAAATAATGTTGAAACATTTTCAGATGTACTTATTAAATGAGATTTTATTTTTAAGGAAAAAGTAGCTCCAAGATCCAAAACACTTGCAAAATTATATGAGCCTGTGGCATTTGAGGCTGGATCTGTAAGTTTTAAATTATTACTTGCAACTGTTGTATTTGTTTTTGTACCAGAAAAAGCTGTTTGTTCTCTTATTGATGGCAAAGAAAGTTCTTCTCTAGTTGTCGGAACTGTAAGAATTACAGAGGTATCACCATCACTAAAGCGTCCACCTAAATCACGAAATTTAAGGACGTACTCTCCAGCTTTTGCGGGAACTATCGCCTCTGTTGAAGCTCCACTTAAAGCCTCAATAAGATCAGTTGAATTAGAAAAAGTACCAGACCCATCTGTTCTGGGAGAATGTCTGATGTAAACCTGTCCTCCAAACTTAACGTCAAGAGAGGTAGTTTGAGTCCATCTAAGCCTTACTTGTTCATCATTGATAGGTTCAAGGGTTAAATTCTGCACATTTTCTGGCAGTGCAGTTTGTCCCACAGCAGTGAATTGCAAAACTGCTGGGTTTGCAGATGGTTGATTCAGAGCATTGTAAGAAAATACTCTAAATTCATAGTCACCCTCTTCAGTATTTAAAATTTCTAAATTACTTGATGTTGTTTCAATCTGTGTAAAGTCTCCGTTGTTGTATCTGTAATAAACTCTGTATTTGCTTGCACCCCCTACGTTTTGCCAATCAACAATTATTTTAGTAACTGCTCTGTTATTGATTTCAACAATTTTTTCCTCTGCCCTCAATCCTGTTGGTGGTTGTTTGATTTCAGTAAGAGTACTTATATTTCTTGTAGGCAAAGCCTCACCATCTTCGACAAAAGCATATTTATCAGCATCATGGCTTAAAGCTGTAATTGTATATGTTTTGTTGTCATTTTCTTTGACATTTAAAACACGCCAAGTTGTTGTCTGTAGTGAAGTTGTCTCTAAAATATAGGCTGCGTTAGGGTTTGGATCTGTAGAAAAGGCTGAAGTTATTGTCAAAACATTGTCAGATATTGCGTCAATACTCTTTGTTTCTAAAGTATTATCTGGCAACATACAGGTGATTGTTGGGTTTGTGGTAATCGCTGGAATATCTGTATTTTCAAAATCATCAAGTGTGATTATTTGATTACTTGCACTTTTTATTTTTCCACCTCTTCTAACACCAGCTTTCAAAGAATCTGATATTTCAATAATGTCGCCACATCTGACTGTAACTCCAGCATCTATAGTTGTCGTAAAACTAACCGACTCTCCTGAGTTTTGTTCATTATATAAAAACCATTTTCCAAGCCTTCTAGCCTGACCTCTTGAAGTTGTCCCAAATGCTTTTAAATTTTTTTCAACAACCCCATATTTTGCCTGTGTTGCCGCATCAGCTTCGATTCTTTCAACATCAATATCCTGAGTAATCATATCAAAGTAAGAAATATTTATAACAGTGTGTCTAGTTTTTAAAGATGAGCCTGTATATAAAAAACCATCTTCCGTAACTGAAGCATTGGTAAATATAAAAATAGGATCTTTTGGAGAATCTTGACTGATAGAAATACTGCCCGCATTATAAAAAGGCATTACTCTCATCACAGAGCAAAGTTCATTGATAAGGTGAAACGCCTCCTTAGCTTGAGTGATATTTACATTTAGAGAAAAACGTGGTTCTGTACCTCCGTCACCGTCATCGACTTGCTCTCCACAATATTCACTGACTGTTTTAAAAGTAAATTTATTTAAGCTGGTTTCTGGTATTTGACACCCATAGCGGTCATTACTGAGAACGTCATACAAAATCCAAGCTGGATCTGTTGTCCACTCTTTGTCTGTTTTAAAAGTGCCGTCAAATGTTCCAGAATATGTAATTGACCCATCAGCTAAACTGACAGTTGCATTATGTGGAACTTTTACTTTGATACCTCTGAGCCGAAAACGCCTTGAGGGTATTCTTGGGAACTGTTCTGCATTTAGTCTCAATGCAACATGAGCAGTATTTGGATATGCGTTTTGTTCAAAAATTATATTAGTTGCAGTATGAAAAGAAAAAGCATTGACTAACTGAGCATCTGTGCTGTCAGCAGTTATTCTTTCAACTCTTACTTGTACTGGAAATGAAGTGGTAGAGGTAAAGTTGACAATATAATCTCTAAAATATGCGTTTGTTGATCGACCTTTTACTGTGTCTGTTATTGCTGTTTTTGTAGTTCCATTGTTTTCAATAGTTTTTATTCTTAGTTGAACTTCTGTACCATTTATATTTCCATCATCTTCAAACTTTTGCAAAGCACCAAATCTTAAAGTAACTCGAACAGCATTGATGTTACTAGCAGAAACTGTGTGAGTGACAGGGGTAGATGTTGTTACAGTTGTACCAATACTGACCTCTGTTTCTACATTCTTAATGCCTTCAATAAATGTTTGACTTGCTGTACCAGTTCTAAAGTCAAAACCTACATTCTTAAAGTTAAAGTCAGTATCATCTGGACTTTGTGCTTTTGCCAAAAACTGAGCATCATCTAATGTAGAACTAATATTGAGAATAGGTGTTTTATTTAAAAATATATCGGTCAAAGCTGCTGTTTTATAGGCTGCATTATCTGTTGCTATACCTCTTTTGTGTGCAGTCGCAAAGCCAGCAATTTCTCCTTCTGAAATAATCTCAACTAAAGTGTTGAATTGTTTACTAGAGAGTGCATCTGATGGCAGATCAGGATTATTAAAAGTAGTATTCTGATCAAACTCTTGTATGCTCATTCGTTAGACCCCTCAACTTGAACTGTATCAACTCCATTTGAAATTGTAATAGATCCTGTCAGAATCTCTCCAAAAACTAAATTGACTGGAACACCAGCCCTCGAAATATTTGTCAGCCCTGTAAATGAATAGTTACTTGCCAAAGCCGCTGGGTCAAACTCGTCCATGCCGCTTGATGGATCTCTTGATGGTGCTGTGGGTGCAAGCATTTCTGTAACTCCTCCAATAACCATAGATGTTCCAACAGATGTCAAAACTGTAGAGGCTACAGTTGCAAGTAATTTACTTCCTAATAAAGTTCCAGCAGTTGATATAGCGGAACCTCCAAACAAAGCACCAGCACCCAAAAGAACTGAAAAGAAAAAATTGCCATGAGCCAAAGGTATGATCTGAATATCAGAGTCTGTTTGCATATTTAATAACTCTTCTGTGACAGTAATATCTCCACAGTTGATTGCATAGTGTTGTGTTGCCATGTGTTTCTCAATACCCTTGAAATTGCAAGCCAAAAAGCTTATAGCTTCAATCGGACTATTTACATCAGCTTCAAACTCAGCTTGACCAACAAATTTTCTTAACCTTCCATATACTTTTATTTTTTTCATTGTTTTTCTGGCTCTATCATTATCATACTTTCTGTGAAAGGATCTACAAGGTAAAAATCAACGTCTAAATGATTGCAGCTAGTGATGTCTGCCTCGCTAAACTTCAACTCTCCATCAGGGTGACTGTGTACGATACCAACAACCTCTCCTTGATCTTCATAGTAAGCCCAGTCATTAGGGTCGATAACAAAGCTGTATTCTGGATTATCTCTTACAAGATTTCTACAAGGGCCATAAAAAGTTGTTTCTTTTGTCTGTATTATCATTCCACAGCACTCATGCGGGTGACATTTATGTGCGTGTAAAAAAGCAGATTGTCTCCAAGAATCAGTCATTAATTTACAAATGTGCCTACTGCGGGAAAATCAGTTCTTGTGACTTGTCTTGCTGGGACTCTTTTATTTTGCGTGTCATTTGCCGCTGTCAATTCAAACTGTACAAGGTTTCTGCTTTCTGACATTTTGCGATCTATTACATATATTTCTTGAGGCAGTTCATTTGAGTTTGGTGTTCCAAAAGGATTGCTGCCACTGCTGAAATTTGCATTATCAAGACTGGAAGCAAGCACCAATAATCTGGTCACTGTTGCACCTAGCAAATCATTGTGTGGGGTTGTTAGATTTACAATAATAAGCAGATCAGTAACTGATAATACTGCTCCACTTCTTGAGATCCCACCTAAATTACTCATTGTCAGTTGTGGTCTTGGGATTTGACCTTTGCCAGAAAACTCAAAGCCTTGAGCATCAATAGGAAACTTTTGATATGTGTTACCCTGCCAGATAATATTTGCATTACTATTCATACTTGTTCCAGCATGAAATCTGAATATAGTCGGCACACTATCTGGATTTCCTGTTGCATAATGAGTACCCTCTACAAGTTGCAAAGTAAACAACTCAATCAAAGAGCTAGGGTTCAACGATTGTAGTTCTGATATAGGTATTGCCATTATGGTTCTGCTACCTGTTCAAAAGCTAAATTCATAATCACCCGATCTGATAAAATCGCAGTTCTGGATCTTCTGGTGCATACAAATTTCAATGCAGATGAGTGATGTGGTGGTGTGAAGTCAAAGCTTGCCTGATCGTCAAATCTTGCATCAAGAAAAGTATCAATCGTTGTTGCATCTGTGGTGGAAACATTAAATGTCAAAGTTAAGCTTATAAGTCTTTTATTTGCTGGCAAACCAAAAACCAAACGCTGCTGGTAGCCATCACCTAGTTTTACAACAATATTTTCCTGATTTACAGTTTCTTGTGTTGCATATTGAGGACTGATAGAGGGAAATGTGGCCATTATGCTAATAATCCTCCAACACGTTTCTGCTTGATTAGTTCTGATTGTATAGCAGCGGCAATTTGTTGTCCAAGTTCATTACCATCAGCAGATGAGCCACTGACAGCCGATCCTGTAGCGTCCACGCTAACAGTGATGTTATTTACAACTGAATCTCCACCACCCATTGCATCATTTGGCACAATAGTCCCTGCAACTTTGGGAACAAATAATTCTGGCCCTCTTTCACCAACAATCGAGGCTTTTCCTACAGGTGGCCTTCCACCATCTGCAAACAATCCTCCAAGTATTCCACCAAGAAATCCTCCAAGTCCTTTTTTCTCTCCACCGCTTGCACTCTTACCAAAAGCCTCTCCAAAGCCACCTATAAGCTTGTCTAATTGTGCGTCAATAATTTTGTCCCTGATACGATTAAGTACGCCTGTCATAGCTTCTCCAAAGGTTTTAGCTCCAGTTATAGCGTCCCTTAGATTATTTTTTATACTGCTTTCGATCTCTTCACCTACTTCTGTCATTTTATCTTTTAATTTGTCTGTCTCTTCCTGTTGTTTTTTTATCTCGTCTGTACTTTCTTTTTGTATGCCAACTCTTTCCTCTAATTTTTCATTTATTAGTTTGTCTGATTCAAGAGTTTTATTTCTACCTTCAAGCATTTTTATATCTAATTCAACCTCTTTTTTCTTTTCCTCAAGATTCTTTTTGGTTCTGCCATTGGCATTTTCTAATCTTTTGTCAATTTCTTCTAAAATATCTCTCTGTTTTTTTAAAGCTTTTTCAACTTCCTCTCCAGATCCACCAGCTATTGCATCATTTAATTCTTTTTGTTTTCTTCTAGTTTCAATTATTTTTGTGGTTACGAATCCAAGAGCTAATGCAAAAGCTCCAATACCACTTGCGGCTAAAGCACCAGATAAACCAAGAACTGCAATTTTCAATGCACCTACTTTGATCGCAAATGCAGAAACAGCAGCCCCAGCTAAAGGAGCAGCGACAGCAATAGCTTTAATTGAACCAGCAATAGCAGCTAAAAGTAAAGTTGCTCTGCCAGCATCTGATTCAAGAAATTCTGTTAATTTTGTTATAAATTTGGTCAAAAGTTTTGTTGCTCCTTCAACCGCTGGCCTTAATTCCTTACCAAATACCCTTGATAAATCTTCTGTTGCATTACTAAAGTTTTTAAATATTTGTGTTGGATCATTTGCAACTAATTCTTTCAATGAAGCCGCCCCTTCAGTTTCTATAGTTCTTAAAGCCCTTAAAACTACATCACTGGTTAATTTACCCTCAGCAGCTAATTCTTTAAGTTTTCCGATAGGAACATTTAATTCATCTGCTATAGGCTGCAACAGTGTCGGGATTTGTTCAGAAATACTCCTAAATTCATCACCAGCAAGCCTTCCTGAGCCAAGAGCCTGTGCTAACTGCCTAAATGCGTTTGATGCTTCTATAGTTGAAGCACCAGCTAACTTTGCTGCTGTATTAAATCCAAAAAATGTACTTTTAATATCTTCAACCCCAACACCTAAAGGAGCTAATCTTGCCGTTATATCTGTAATTCCTTCAAGTGCTTCAGTTGCACTTAAACCAAATGCTTTCTGTGCATCTGCCGCTATTTGCTGTGACTTTGCAAATGTTCCACTTTGTTTCGTTAATAAGCCTAATCTGACATTTAACTTGTCAAAATTAGATGATACTTGTACTGCTTGTTTTGCTAATAATCCAATACCAATTCCAGCAATAGCTGTTTTAAGGCCACCAAAAGCTCCCTGTAGTTTTTGTGTCTTTGCATTGACACTAGAAAGAGCCTTATTAGCATTTGTCGCATCAACTTTTAACCTAACGACTGCTTCTGCCACAAATAAAAAAAACCTTTATTCTATATTACCTTGAATTGCGTTTTTGTCGTTGCAACGCTCTCTTTTCTTCGTCATGTTTTATTTCATAATATCCAGCCCAATATATGAGCTCTGCCTCAGTCATGTTAAGCCTGAGTTCTTGCACTGTCTTACCAAGTTCTGTTGCTAGGAAAAACTCAAATCTAAACCAGTTGTCCCCTTTTATTCTTTTTTTGCTGTATCAATATCAAGCTTGATGTCATTCAAGAAAAGCTCAAGATCATTCAATACTTTCTCTGGAAGCTGTCTTTGTAGCATGGGAGCATCTGACATATCAAAAGCTAAACTTCCATCTTCTTTCTCTGCCATTTGACAAAGTAGTTGAGTTGATACAACCAAAGCATCAGCGTTTGGGCCAGCTAATTGCTGTGCTTTGACCCTTGCATATCTTGTAATCGGTCTAAAGTATAAAGTCATGATGACTTCATCTTTGGAGTTTTTTACGTCAAACTTACGTCTTGTGACCATTTCATCTTGAAACGCCCCAAGCAATACCTCTGCGGTTCTTTTAGTTGCCATAAATAAATGCGAAGAATTTTACTTTTAGATTGCTGATGTAATTGTGCCAGATGGCTTGAATGTGATGCTAATTGTATTGACATCACCAAGAGCCGAACTTTGCTCAAAGTTTGTTACAAGACCACTAAAGCTGATTTTTTTAGTTCCGCTTGAGCTATCAGGAAAAAGCTCAAAAGATGCTGTTCCAGCGTCACCTGTTGTCAAACAAGCATCAACAAATGTTGCAGTTTCACCAGATGCTGAGTCGTCATAAACTAATTCAGCAGTTCCCTCTCCTTCAATAAGTCCACCAATAAATTTTTTAAAAGTGTCGCCTTGAACAGTTGTTTCTTGGGTATCTTTGGTGATAGACATAGACCATGATCTAGTGCCTAACACTGGGTTAACTGAGGAGCCGCCATCATCAAATTTGACTTGCCCGACATCACCTTTTACAGCAGCCATAACAATAAAAAGAAATATTTATAAATATATTAACCTTTTTTCTGTAGTTTTTCTATTTCTCCTATTAGTTTGTCTTTTGACTTTCTTTTATCTAGTTCAACTCCAAGCTCTCTCCCTTTTTTTTCAAGCTCATCTTTTGATAAATTTTTTAAATTTTTTTGTTTTTCTAAATATCGTCTGCATTGAGGATCCCAATAGTTTGGATCTCTTCTACCTTTGACAGCCTCTATTGCGTCAAGCATTTCTTCAGTAATCTCAATCATGGTGTAAGTGCCTCATAGAGTTCAAATGTTATTCTAACCTGTGTCTGAAATTTGCCTTCTGGTGTTGCTTCAGAAACCTCTGGCCCTACTGGTGGATCAAATCGTACATCTGAAACTGTGATTCTATTAAATAAGTCTCTTACTCTTTTTCCTACAATAAAATTTTGCCCTGCTCCTAATCCCTGTTTTGTGTAAATATTACAAGTAATAAGACCCACAATAAGATTTGTGGAAGTGGTGCTTGAATTTGGTGCTTGCTGTGTAAGGTATTCACTTGATCCAAAGCTAATAACGCATTGAATATATTGATCGACAGTAGAGGCATCAAATGGGACATTGTTAAAAACTATGGGTATCGGCTGACCTGTTCTAAATTCATTTCTAATTCTTGTTTCAATGGTTGACCTTACTGTATTCAAATTTGTAGCTGCCATCAGAACCTCCCAAATTGTCTGTTTATGTAAATTTCAAGTTCTTTTCCTATAAGTTCTGGAAAGCCCTCAACAGTATTTTGTCTTGTCCTATAAACACCGCCCCATGATGGTGGTTTATTTACGCCAAAGCAAACAGGTTCTGCATATACAACATTATTTGTGACACTTCCTTCAAACCTTTTGATATTTGTTTGCCATGCACTTCTCAATCTACCAGTATCAACTGGTGTTGCTTTCTTAACTCTTCTAGTCCACTCAAGCGTAGTCCCAGCTACAGCATCAACAATCAGATTTTCGTAAAAACCTTTTATCTCTGTGACTTTTATTCGTCTTGCCATTTTTACCTCAAGAAAATATCAAAGCTGATAGCTGTATTATCTTGCTCATTTGTATTGATCTGAACCACCTTATATTCTGTTCCGCTTATAACTACCCGATCAAAAGTTGTTGGAGTGAAAGTAATATCTCCAGCAGATATAGTTAGTCGTTTGTCCTGACTAGAAACTAGGTCAGTCACCTCAGACCTTGATACGTTGCTAACGACACCCTTTATACTGACATCTGTTTTAACTTCACTCATTGAGCCAGTAGTAGGGTTATATATTCCAGTCGTCACTCTTCTATAAGTAATGTCGCCACCAAGAACCTTAATTGTCTTGGAAGCTGCTTTTTTTAATGCGTTAGCAATGCTCATAAGCGATAGGCAATAACAGCGTCACCACTTGCGACTTGAACACTTGTAATTACACCACATATCTCTGCTGAATGATGCAAAGGTATTCCAGAAATCGTTGTAGATGTATTCTCTGTAATGTTTTCAGCAACTAGATCAACAGTTGAATTTTTCAATGCAACCACTTTGCCAAATCTACCAGTGAATGCCTGAGTATGATCTGTGATGATTATTGCAGATGGATAGTCGTAGCCGTACATTTAAGACCTCTTGATTTGTAAGTTTGCTCTTCCACCTATTCTAATACCCATCAAATAGTGGTCAACAATCGGTGGAATACGATCAATGCCCACAGCCCCATAAAATCTGGGAGTGACGTTTATATTTCCAATATTTACAGCGGCAAAATCTTCTAAGCCAGAAAGATCAAGTCCACCTCTGTTGTTATTGAGATAAACAGCCAGAACTACTTGTGCGTGTTTTACACGATCTGGAATTTCTGTGTCGAGATAATAGTCAGCAACTAATCTGTTTGGAAAGCTCAAGCCATACAGGTTTGTGTATGTGTCAGGTTTCCGCACTCCTGATCTTGGCCACTCAAGAGCCTGAGTGTCAGCAACTCTAGCACCTAAAAACTTCTCTCTGTCTATCCTTTGGGCTGCGGTAAATAAAGCTCTGTTTTTATTATCCGTAGATGAGTTGTCCCATGCGGTAGTGTCATCATTGAGAACTAAGCCCTCAATAAAAGAGTTTGCATCAGAAAGACTTATATAAGTGTTTGC